GTCTGCCTGCGCGACGGAGTGTCTGGTCCCCCCTCTCATCGAGGTACTTCCAGGTCCGTTGTGCTTGGGTACACTCTTCTATTTTCGGTATTTCAGTTCGGTATACTCGAGATTTGACTTCTCAAATAGCTTAGCTAAATGATTAGTCGCTTCCCGATGTGCCTTATGATAACCGGGGTGCTGAGAACCCATGTTCACTCGGTCTTGACCAAGACCTCGTTCCCATCGACGCTGACCCTCAGGCCAACGTCTTGTCTGCGTAGCGAGTGATCGGGTCACAGGTTTTCCTGATGAAACGATCTTTCTTAGCTTTAACCAAAGACGCATGATTCGTCCACCGTCCACAAGCTCGCCTGCGATCTCGTTTAACCGAGAAAGCACTTGAACCGCTTTAGGCAGAGAGGAACCATCCGAATTATATTGGAAAAGCTCTTCCCAGAGCGTATCTAGGTCAACCCACTTAGGAATGATGTTTGGATCTAAGATCCGGATTTTATCATTTATTTTCACCTTTCGGTCCCAGATATCTTTATGGTAAGGTCTAGTGACCCACTCCGAAAAGAAATCATTGAAGGATTGATTACTCAAAACCTTCGCCAACGGCTTTCCGTCCTGAAGATAAGCTTGAACAGAACAAGTCAATTTCTTGAAATGCTCCTCGCTTCTAAATTCCCAATCAAGGAAAGTTAGAGAGCCGTCCTTCTTATAAACCGGGTTCATTCCCGCTTTTATCGCCTCCCGAAGTTGCTTAACTTCGTTTTGTTGCAACTTCCGGTCTTCACCGAAAGTGTAACTGTAGAGGTCGATATGAGGTAATAGGCGTTCAACTCTTGTCCCAAACTCGATAGCCCGAGACACCAACGTCTTCCAAAGATGAGTGGCGACACGCCATTCACCAAAGGATTCGATTGGAGCACCACCTGGACCAACGGCAGTTAACCAAACAGCTAAGCTGGTTGGCCACACACCGCCAGGTTGGTGTAGAAAGGCCGATAATCTCCCTAGCCTGTTCCCTACTTTCCAGATCTGCTGAAGCTGACCTAGATTTCGGTATCCGAAACCAGCGAAGCGCGCTACAGAACTAACTCGAATTCTTTCGAACTTCAAGTTCTTCTTAACCAACTCCATTAGAGAAGCAATGTTTCTAAGAGAAACAACTGCTTCGGCCAACGAAATTGGCGAAACGTCCTGTCCTTTGTAATAAGTCCTCTTAGCGAACTCGAAAGTTCCCTGAGAAGAGACCAGACTTTTGGCGAGCCCGATCTCGACTCCTATCAGATTCATCAAACTTAGGTACTCCATGGCAACGGCTTTATTGGCGATAACTACGTCATCACCAAGAACAGCATAGTCCTGGAACCATCCCTCTTTATTATACTCTCTGAGTGCTCTAGCTGCAGCTAACTGCACGATGGCATGATGTGTCACTGCAAGCATAGCCCATGACGAAAGCGCTCCCATTGGCTGTCCTACTGCGTAGCGAACCTCAGTAAAACCGAGGTTCCAGCTCTTCGCTTCTTTTGGAAGACGATAAGCCCTACCGACCAGTAAGTTTCCCCAATGTTTGGCAAACGCCACGGACCCCAGCATTTCCAGTATCATCACTTGAAGTGAAAGAGGCAACCTGTCGGTTGCCGCTGACAAATCATATGATGCGATCCAGGTCTTCGAAGGGTCGTCCATTCTCTTAATCAGACTCTCCAAGGGAGAGTATTGATTGAAGGTTCCGTCCTGCCCTATGCCTTTTAATCGGCTGAAAAGCCACCGATGGAGGGGTTCCATCAATGCCTGTGTTAACACATCTACCATGGCGAACACCCGTATCTTCCCCGGTTCGTGCTTGAAACCAAGCGCCCCTAGGGCCGTTACCGGTCCCCAGGTCTCACTTAAGGGAGAGATCGAAGATACAACTCGCACCGTTTTGCTTTCTGGTTCAAACGGTCCATGATGACATCTCTGCGGGTCTTTGACCCACGGATTTGCCGTGAATGGATTCATTCTTACACATTGAGCGAACAGCTCACGCTTCTCTTCAACGTACTCCTGGACTGACTTTATAAAGGGTTTTAATCCCCAAACAAGTTCCAGTCCGTCGACCTCCTGTAGGTATCGACTAAATGAGATCATCATATCCTTCGGTTCCAGACACCATCGAACTATA